TTGAATTTTAATAAGTCCAGTTCATTTTTTGTAGTAGGAAATTCACTTTCACCATATATATCCTGTAAAAGAAGCCATTCAAATATACCGCCCGGATAAACATAAACGTTCACAAATCCTAAATTAATTAAATTATCGAATTTTTTATAGATTGACTCGTCGTTATAATTTTTTCCATATATTACAATTGTTAAATTTGGATTTGATAAAGCTTTATTTATTATAACAACTTCATCTTTGGGCATTGTTGTTCCTTTTATTAGACAATCTTGTTCATTTTCATGCATTGTATTAATTATAATAAACTTATTTCCTTTATTTAATAGGTATTTTATGTCTTCAAAGCCTATTTTTCTTACTGAATTTACTTTATTACCCATGTAAAAATATATTATTTTAAATAACATATTTTTCTTTAATATTTTAGCAAACTAATCAAATTTAACAACAATTTCTACCTCTTCTTTCTTAATACTTTTAGTTGCTGAAACGGATAATTCCTTGCGCTTCTTCCTAGTTTTTGCCGCTTTACTTTTAGAGGTTCTATTTTTAGAAGAACTATTTCTAGAATTCATATCTGCATCTATACTATCAAAATTTTCCTCAATGTAATCTAAAATTTTATATTGCAATGCCCATCTAAAAAAATTTAATTGTCCTAACGTTGTCTGAATACATATACTATCATCTTCACCATAAGGTATTACTATTCTATCCCATCTACAAAAAGGATCAAATCGTTTCTTTGAATATGCTTTTAATTTTAACTTGTAATCCACATAAACTTTAAATCTTCTTGATTTATCTTTATCTGTTAACATATAACACGTATAGTGTTTTTTACTATAATTCGTAACGAACCAATCAATTAAACGTAAACTTACATTATGTTCTCCATTAATTATTGGTAAAATTTTATCAATATTATTATCTTTTCTATAAAATTCCATTAGCTTATTTAATAAAAGTTGATTTTGAGTTGAATAAGACATATATGTATTTTCAATTTACACCTTTAAATACTTATATTTTAACAATTAAATATTACTGTCTTTTGGTCTTAAATGTGTATCTTGAACTTCGATATCACTTATATAATTACTAGTAGATAAAAATGGATTAATTGACTTCTGAATTACCATGTAACGATTTGAAATTCGCTCGTTACTTAAAGCGCGCTTCCCACTAGGCTCATGATGAATTGTGTTAAAGTCTATTAATCCAGGTATACGTTTTTGTTCTAATTCATGTTCACGTTCGTTAACTCGTTCATTTTGTTCGTCCGATATTTTTTGTTTTTTGGAGAGATAATCAACTGTATTCTTATATGTTTCATATTTATCAATACCTATTTCTTTATCTAAATCCACTATTTTTTTACGCTTACTTTTAATCATATTACCGTTCTTATCACTCCATTTTGAGTATTGATAATTCATTAATTATAATATTAATTATA